CATGAACGCTACTTCTTTACCAACCATCTTTTTGGATTCAGCCATACCACCCTCCGATTTAGTGAACTCTTTACCTACGCTAGTGGGGACACCCACCTTCTTTGCAAATTTTGGGTTGTGGGCCACGGCTTGCATGAACCGTTCTTGCTTTGCTGACTTAGCAGGCATTATGCCCTCGTCTTACCACGAATTGCGCAACCATCTGCGCGCTTGGAAGCCGAGGACACCGAACCGCCCTTTTTAAAGCCAATCCGGCCCATGTTATCTTTTACTTCTTTCTCGCCAGCCTTTTGCTCTTCAGCTTGCTTACGATCTGTTTTTGCCTGTGCGGCTTGGCGCTTCATCGATTCTTGCGTAGCTTTAGGAATTGGTGGCTCTTGCTTCTCTTTTACCCCGCCGCCTTCTGCAAACCGCGTAGTCTTGACCGAACCACCTTTTTTAAACATACCTACGCCACTCATGTTTAATCCCGACGCTGCCGGGGGCAAAGGCATTCCTGCATTACTTGCTCGGACGGCATTTGCCATTGCTTGCGGTGCTGGGCGGCTCATTTGTGTGCCGGGACCTGTTGGACCCATAGGGCCCATGCCTGCTGGAGGCATTTGTGTTTGTGGGCCGTACTGCGGTACCCCAGCGGGGGCTCTTCCTAATGCGCCTTGAGCGGCTTGTTGGGCAAAAGCCGGAATATTTGAGCCAGCCTGTTGTTGCTTCATTGCTTCATACTGCTGTAGCGTACCTCGACCACCCGTACCGGGAGCCATTCTTTCCGCAGCTTGCCGCGATTGCGCGATTGCCTGTTGCGCAGCAGCTTGCACCATAGGAGGCGGAGGAGTTTGGCTTTGTTGCGCAGCCATTTTTGCAGCCATCCTATCGCCAAATGTTTGCCGTGGCGCTGCCGGCCTTGGTGGTGCTGGACGTGGGGCTGCGGGTTTTCTAATCATGATTAAAATCCTTTACTTGAAAAATATCCGGTAATAGCACCAATCGCACCGCTTGCAAGACTGCCTACTACAATCAGCACTTTCCAGCCGCCTTCAGCGGAAGCAAGGGTTTTTTTAATCTCGTCTAAAGACAAACGTATAGCAGCAACGTCGGCCCGCATTGCGTCCATGTCGTCTTGTAAGTGCTTAATATCACTTGCGTGTGTGGCTAACTCGCGGGCTGTTGTAATCTCATCGACCATTTAGCACTTCCATCTCTTTAGCGACGCCGCTTTGCGTGTCGGTTGACCCTTCTCGTCCTTCATCGGACCGGGCATTCCGCTCATACGGGCGCAGAATGACTTCTTACGTGGGCCACCCTCGGGCTGTGGAGCCTTTAGGTTCGATCCAGTTGCGGCGTTGTATTTAGCGCGACCTTTGGCGGTAAGCCCCGCCCCCTGCTTAACTGGCAGCTTTTCACCACGACCAATAGCAAGAGAGGGGGTTTTCTTAGCCATAGAACACCGTAATTTTGGCGTTAGCTGGAAGTGTTATGTGAACATCTGTACTAAACAAAACGCCTTCGCCGGGTATCGTAAACGATAGTGGATTTGTTGGTGTAGTAGCAATATTAAATTCTATAAGAATAGGGCCACCCGAACCCCCATCACGGAAAGTAATGTCGCCAGCAGTACCACCGGTCAAAAATTGATATCCTCGTATGCGGGTGCGATAGGGCACCGCAGTGGCTGTAGCCTCTATATGCGCGGACTTTACGTCTGTTTGCATCATGATGATTGCTCCGTTTCCGGTTCTGGTGCGTCTAGCCTGTTGATCAGCATCTTGTACGCTTGGATTGTGGCTTGAGACTGAATCAAAAAGGTTTGGGCTTTCTGCGCTTCAGTCTCAAGATCACGAATCTCAGTCTCCAAGAATTCCTTGGTGATCTGCATATTAGCTGTTTGTCGTAGTCAGCATAATGTAGTAAGCAGTACCTGCGCTGTCAACAATCTTCAATGAGTTTGTAGCTGCGCCTTGGGTATTGGCCGTGATCATGCCAGATGGGACATTGAACAAGTTAGCCACCGTGCCAGTGCCGCTGTTTGTAAAACGGATGAAAGAAGCACCAGTCCAAGAGCCACCAGAAGCAAAATCAGAGTCAGCTTGAATAGCTGCAATCGTACCGCCGGGGTTTGTAGACGTACCGCCCAAAGTAGCGCGAAGAGCATTACCTGCGCCAGAAATGGTACCAGAACCGTTGATGCTCAAGCTAATGTGAGCGCCATTAACAGTACCGGCAGTAGCTGCGCCAGCGCCTGTGACTCGAGTCAGGGCGCGATAAGTTTCCCCAGAGCCAGTGGATGTGAAAGTTAAACGCTGATAAGACAGACGTGTATCGCCAGTGGCAGCCGAAGTCGTAACATACGATTCAGACACATTGCCAGCAGTGGTTTCAACAAGCGGGGAAGAGGCTGTTCCGGTGATAAAGCCGTTATTAGATACGACCGGGCCGGAGAAAGTGGTAGTTGCCATGATATAGGTTCCTTACATGCAAGTGAGGGCGTATCTGTCTGCATGTCGTCAGCCGGGACTGTCAGATACACCGGATAACCCCGGTATTTATAGCTTTATACCATAAAAAAAGAAAGGGGGTTTTTACGCCCCCTTTTTTACATCAATTACGCACCGGCGGAACCGTACATGCCCAGAGGGTCAGACCAACCGAACGAATAACGCTCACGGGACTTGTAACGGACGTTGCCCGTGTCGAAGTCTCCATCCATCGAGTTAGCCAATGGCGAACGGATAAAGTGCTTCATGCCGTTTGGAACGTCAGTGGTCAGGAACCATGCGTTTGTATCGGTCAGGAAGTTGTTAACCGTATAACCTTCTGGAATAGAACCGTTGTTCTTCAATGCGTTGATGTCGTTATCGGCAGTAGCAACGCGAAGTTCGGTTTCTAACAGACGAGTAGCAACGAATTGCAACGCAGGTGGAACAATCAGCTTCTTAGGCTTAGCAGCAATCAGCAGGCCACGCTCATCAGTCCATGCGGCGATTTGAATAACGGCGGCTTCAAGGGAAGTCTCGTTCAGATCGGCTGGGGTTGAAGGAATGTTGCTGTTGGTGCCACCAGAGGTCAGCGGATGTGCCGATGAGAACAGAGCTACGCCGTCACCGCCAGTATAAGCATTGCTAAAACCGTTGTTCAGGGTGTTAGCCGACTTAACTTGCTTGGTGTAAGCCATAGCACGAGCCAGAGCTTTGGTATAACGAGCCGACAGGCTGTCATACAGGTTGTCTTCGATGGCCTCTTCGGTCAGCGAGAAACCCAGAGCAATGGTTTCGTGGTTGTAGCGAGCAGTCCATGCCTCTTGTGCATTGTCGTAAGCGATGGCTGAGCCCTCGTTTTTAACAGGTGCAGCGGAGAAGCCAGACAGCTTTGTCTCTTCTTCGAACGAACGCTCAGAGGTTTCAGTTTCGTAAATCTCTTTGTGTTGCTCGCCGTAAGTTGCGTACTCCAAACCGAACAGTGCATTCAGGCCCGGGAGCAGCTCTTTAAGTAGTTGTGCGCGTGAAATAGCCATGATTTAGCTCCTTATGCAATGCTGGTGGCAGCGTAATACTGGTGTTGACCGAAGTTCAACTTAACCAGCAACTCTGGGTACTGTGCAAACACAATCGTCGAACTAGCCGCAAAAGCAGCTATCGGCGCAGCGTTCAAAATAAACGAAGTTGCACCAGCAGACGCTGCGGTATCAACAAACGAACCAGAAGCAATGTACTGACCATTAGCAGCAAGTGAACCAACATCTGTACCAACAGGCAATGCGAAAGGCAGAGCAGAGCAGGTAATAGTGGCACCAGAAGCGCTAACATAGGTAGCATTCCCCAAGGTCACAACGGTGTCAGGCACTACGCCCAAAACACGAATTGGCAACGCATCGGTAGTCGCAGGCGTATTGGTAGGAGCCAACAGCGCATTAGCAGAGTTACCGGTGTTTTCATTGCCTGCGTTATCAATCATAGCCAAGTTCTGGCCGATCATTGCACGAGCGCCAGAAGCCATAACAACGCCAGAAGAGCAGACAGCAGCTTTGAAGACAGTGTCAGGATCATCACAGACAATCGCAACAGCATCACCAGCGGTAGTGCCACCGGGCCAGTACTGAGCAAATTGTTTTTGCTTAGTTGTAGGGTTTGTATAGGAGCAACCCAAGAAAACACCTGTAACAGTGCCAAGGGTGCCAGTAGAAACGGTTAAACGCTGAATATTGCCACGGGTCAAACCAACTAGATCGCCGTAAAAAATATCAGTCGCATATCCGTAAGGAATCGCATATTCACGAGTAGAACCCGCAAATACTTGACCACCGATCAGATTGATCGGCTTTAGGCCGTAAGGGGCCGCGACAACAGGATAAGCCATATAAGACTCCTAAAAAATAAAAAAGTTAACGTCCTTTGCCAAACGATGTGGACGATTTACGCTCAGCAAAGAGCGGCATCCGGGCATCGTTTTCACGCATAAAGCTATTGTCCACTGCTTGAGTCTGCGCCTGAGTTTGGTCTTGGTAATATTGATTACGTTGATCTACGAACTCTGACGGGGTCTTGCACAGTAACAATCCACCAATCTCGATATTGTCCTTAAAGCGACTATTCGGATCGATTAACAGTTGGAATCTAGGTTGTTCTTCTACTTTGACAGGCTCCCAGCCTTCTCGGAGTTTGGCCGAAAGGTTACGTGGGTCAGCGTTGTTCAAGGTCGAAGTACGAATCCAGCGATATGAATACCCCGGTTGCTTATCCGGTTCAGGGAGAAGCTCGGCTGGTGCCCACTGCTTAGGGCGCATATCCGTGTCACGGGTTTCAAGTTCACGCATCAGTCTGTTATTGCCGTTTGCCATTATTTATTCTCCAATTTAAGAACTTCACGAGCATATTGCTCCGGGGTTAGTCTCAGCTTTTTAGCCAACGCAATTTGGGACGTTGTTAGCCTAATACTCTTAGGAGCCGTGCTTCGTTTGGCAGAAGCAACAACCGTTGATGCTTTTCGCTGAGGTCTGGAATCAGCTTCTTCGGTGTCCTCGTCCCTAAAGGCTTCGGGAAACCGTTTGCGCATTGTTTTGTCCATGCGCTGATAGTAGTCATCAGTACCAATATATTCAGGGCCGTACTGATCGGCTAGCTTCTCGTGTAGTCCAAAGGCCGCTTGCGTCATCTCCTTGTCCTTCTGGAACCAAGAATTGTTACGCTCACGCCAATCGACATATTTAGGATCAGGGGGCGGTTTGGACACCGCCTGATTCATTTGTGGCAGTTTTATATCATTTTCTGCATTTTGTAAAGTAGGTCTGTAATTTTTTGTTTTATCTACACGTAGCGTAGCTTCCGTAAGAGCCTGCTGCGCTTCCATAAGTTTGTCTGGATCGCCCGAATCATGCGCCTCTCGGAAGTTTCGTTTAGCCATTTCAAGCTCAGTATCAGCGGCGTACTGCACCGTAGATATGTACTCTTTTTCCCCCGAAGCCAAGGTGCTTTTGAGCATCTTGTTCTCTTCAAGGATTTGCTGGGCTATACGGATAGCTTCCTGCTGTTCACGGAGCGCCGCTTCTTTTTCCCGTCGCTCATCGTGCCAAACCTTACGCATTTGAAACAGACGTTCCTTGGCTTTGCCAGAGTATTCATCTAGTTCGTCTTGCTCAATCTCTTCTAATATCGCTTTAGGCAGTGGCTTACGGCCACGGTCTTCCGGCGGGGTATCGTCTTCTATCTCAATCCTAATGTCCTGATCTTCATCCTCGTCACGGGATGCTTTTTTATCTATTTCATCAGGGAATTTGTACTCGTTTTTCTCGAATTCAGCCATTTGTGTCTCCTTATGCTCTTGAAATGCCACGTGGGTCTTGAACCACTGCTTCTACCGAGTCATCGTTAATTAGACGGAACTCTTGACCGTGAATCTTCAGGCGCGTGCCTGAGTTTGGTCGAGCCAAAACAAAATCACCTTTTTGGCACCAAGGGCCTGTAGGAAACTTTGCCTTATCTAAATAACAATCTGGCCCCATCTCAACAACAAAGAACACCGTACTTAGCACTTCTTCGTAGTGCATTGTTTGGTCTGCTTTAATAATCCCGCTCTCGTATTTGGATTCGACGGCGGAAGTTGTTACTAAGATATGGTACCCAGAAGGTTGGGGCAGTTGTTTTGCCTTATCTTCTGCTGCGGCTGGTAGTACTGTTGCATCCAAGCTATCGGGGTTTGAACCGATTAGGATTTCACTCATCAATTTGCTCCAAGTTTTTTGCGAGGGTTTGTAGATACATCTCTACAGCAGTGAGTCCTCGAATCTCACCACATAGATACTTGTATTCGGCGTAGTCTTTCGCGGCTCCACCGGAGACAGCATCGGTTAGTTGATCCCGACGCTCTCTTAGTTGCTTTAGTATTAAGTCAATGACTTGTTCCATTATTTACCTTTTTGGCGGCGTTTTTTGGCGGGCGTTAAGCATTGCTATACCTTGGCGGAAGCCTTCAGTTTCCTGAGCTTTTTCCGCACGTTGTACTTCTTGCTGGTGTTTCATCGCCATATTGGCTCCGGCAATTTCTTGTTGTGCTGCGATACGGTCACGTTCAACTTGTATTTGAGCCATCTTAAGTTGCGCGTCATCCTTGTCTTTCTGGGCCTTACGTTGCTGTTCGGCCTGTTTAATTTGCAGTTCTTGCATCTGCATTTGAACGATTGGGTCTTGCATCTGTTCTTGTGCCTGCTGTTGTTGAGCCTGCTGCTTACTCTGTTGCAGCAATTGCTGGGATGCCTGTGCCGCACGTTTGGAAATCTCAACTTCCATATCCTTCGGGATAACTTGCTCGTCGTCGTCCTCGTCGTAATTAGGTAGCTGGATGCCCATCACATCTTCCATCTGCTTGCGGTATTCGTAGCCTAGATGCTCCGCAATATGTGCGGCGATTGCTGCTGCCATCTGCGGTGCTTGTGGGTTTTGTTGCATCATCTGCTGCATCTTAGGTTCCTGCATAACTGCCATGTGGACAGCAATGTGGGCCTGATGGTCTTGGTAGAAGAACGCTTTAACCGGTTTCATCCGCAAAATATTCTGATTCTCGGTAATAGGGTCGCGTGGACGGGTGTCGTCCTGCATTGGGATTAGCTTTGCGGCGTTCTTAATACCCAAGACTTCCAGCATCTGACGGTGGAGTAGTGGCAAGTCATACAACTGAGGTGCGCCTTGAGCCAATTGCAACACGGCTTGATACTGCACAACTTTCTGTGACATCGTCGCCGCGTTCGGATCACTAACCGGTATTACATCTACTTGGTCGTAATCCGACTGCTTAATCTGGCGGTTGCCGTCAACGGGCTCGTAGCTATACTCTTCAGGGGTGTAGTCCCGAATAATGTCTTTGAGTAGGCGTAACTCTTCGTGCATCGAGTAATGAACACGGGCTTGAACCGCTGACATTACTTTAAGTGTGCGCTCTAAAATTGCTAACGTAGTCCCAACCGGGGAGTTAGCCGACATGTCCGACACCTTCATATCAGCAGCGGAAGCGAAGCGACGGCCTTCGTCAATAATTTGGTTCATCAACGCCGCTAAAACTTGGCTTGGTTCTTTGTAAGGAAGCGGTAAGATGTTGTCACGGATCGATCCACTAGGCACATCCACGTCCCTAAACTCACCCGGTGCGATAGGTGTGTCGTCACCCTTTACACGCATACCGCGAGATTTTAAGCCGCCCGGCAGGTTAGACAGCGTACCGGCGTCCACTAACTGACGCAGAATTGACGTGCCCGACTTAGCAAATGCGCCGATCAAGTGGATCAAACCGAAGGCGTAAAAGCCAAAACCCGGGATGTACCCGTAGTGTACAAAGTGATTACGCTTGCGTTTGAGCTTGTCGTCAGGTTTCCAGTTACGGCGGATTGCCAATACTTGTAGGCTAGACTTGTCGATTGTCACCACGTAAGGCAGGGCAATACCTGTCTCATCGCCCTTCTTGTTTGTATCCTCGTAACCTTTTAAGTCCAGATCAACGTGCATCTCAAGAATGCGATAGCGGTCGTCGGTCACGGCGCGGAAGCCCATCTTCTCCGCAATCTTCTTCTCAACTTCCTCAATCGTATTGCTTGGCTGGCCTAAGTCCACGTCCCGATAAAAGCCATCTACTTGCAAACGGCGTATATCGTTCTCGGTTTTGCGCATCACGTGGGTAACACGCTCGGCTGTACGCAGGGATGACGCGCCGTATGGCACAACAATATCTTCCGCAGGGACGTAATTAGACACCTGCCGACCCAGTGCTGGATCGTAGTACACCTTCTTAAACGCATTACCAGATAGGCCCAAGCCCCAAAGAAGACGCTCATGCTCAGGGCGATACTCAGGCATTTCTTCCGTTAAACGGTAATTCATGTCGTCTTTGACGCGCTCCGCAGCTTCTTTCTTAGCCTGCGTTTCCTTACCGATGATCTTTGTTTTAACAGGCCCCGCCGCTGGGAAAGTCTCCATGATCGTTTCAGCTTGGAACTTAACCAAGGCTTCCGACATCAGTGGGTGGACTACTCCGCACGCGCCAGCCCAAGGCTCGGTACGCTCTTCGATCTTCATACCTAGCAGATCAAGGCCATCAACGTAGGTCTGAATCCAATCCTTACGGGAACTTACATCTTCCTCGTAGGCATCGACCAAGTCGTTGGCAAGTCCTGATAACTCGCTATCCGGGATGTATTCCGCCAAGTTAGCGTCAAAATCTTCGTCTGATTCTTCTTCAGGCTCGATGTCAATCTGCAACCCATCGATACCAATACTGACTGCTTCTGGGTCCTCAATGGTAATTTCCAGATCAGGCTCATCCATCTCTTGATCGATGCCTTGAGGGGCGGAGTACAAACTCTTTTCCATTGCCATGATTATTCCTTAGTTTCTGTTCTACCTACACAGGTACCCGCAGCACTGCCATCTGCCCCAACCCAATCCTCGCCCACACACGACGGCGGCATATTATTGAGCCATTTCTGTAACGACAAAAATGAACCCCCTAGTGGGCCTGTTGTGCCTTCGTGCCAGTAATGTGGGTGAATCCTTACTGGTATTGGGTTTGCTGCCACTTCTTGATGTTTATATATGTTGCTGTCAATTACAAAGTCTAAGTCGCCACACAGGTACAACTCATAACTGTCCACGTTCGGATGCACATGTGACACTGACACCGAGTTCGGCTTGGATGTAAACATCTGCACCTGATACTGCCCATGCCTGTACAAGCAAGTACCCGTCATGTTCTGGTACGTCGTGACTGCGTTTGGCGGCGGCAATAACATCCTATGGTGTAACCACCATTTTGCAAACTCCGCCAGATCATCAAAAATATCAATAATAAGGCAACCCTCGCTTGCTTTTAAACAGCCGTATCTCGTCTGCCTCATCGCTCGGTAACCGGATGAACCCACCCTGCCTAAACCGCATCAAGGCAAGAGTCGTCGCGTCAACTAAGTCATCATGCTCGCCCGACGGGAACGACGCTATCTCATCGACCAACTCTTCCGCCCACCGAGTCTGTGGCACCCACACCTTACCCGAGGCGATCAAGTCCGATACCGCGTTCAACCGACTGATCTTGTCTTGGCCTTTCCCCGGCGTAAACTCCTGCGCAGGGATACCCATTGCCCTGAACTCATAAATGAGCGGGGCTCCGGTGGCTTTCTTCTCAATCAATATGCTATCAGGTTCCCAATCTTTATAGTGTTGAAACGCTGTTTTCTTAAGCTCAACCCACTCCATACGCTCTTTAAACGAGTTCAACAAGATAATGTTTGGCTGGTCATTGTCGTCCGGGTTGTACCAGATACCCCACGTCGTACAGGCAGAATAGTCAGCCCGCGTATTTTTCTCAAACGCCGTGTCCCACGTCTGCAATATATAGTCACATGGCGGCGGGTCTTCCTTCTCCCATATCTTCCACCACTCCCGCTTGACGATGGCACTCTGTTCTGATGTCGGCTGCTGCTGGTACTGCGCCATCCACTTGCTGTTCGGCAATTCTTGGCGGAGCTTGGACAACTCATCCAGACTCCAGAACTCAGGCCACAGCGGATTGCCAGACGGCATGATGGCCGGAAACTCAATCACTTCCCAATCATCACCACCCCTAGCCGTCGCTGACTTAATCACCTGACCCGTCAAGTCCCTCAAGCTCCAGCGCGTCATCACTATTACAATAGCCCCACCCGGCTGGAGTCGCTGCCGAGGACCGGACGTATACCACTCGTACACCTTGTCGTAGATGTCGGGGTTAACTTGAGCCAATGCAGCTTCCTGTTCCGAGTGCGGGTCATCGATAATAAGCACATCAGCGCCCTTACCTGTCACCGCACCGCCTACACCGATAGCGAAGTAGTCGCCGCCCTTACTTGTGTTCCATCGACCAGCCGCTTTTGAGTCACTTTGCAGGTTTAAGTCCGGAAAAATACTGCGATATACGTCAGAATCGACCAGATTTCGCACTTTTCTACCGAAGCCAACCGCTAATTCAGCAGTATGGGACGCTTGGATGACCTTTTTATGCGGATATTTACCCAAAAACCACGCTGGAAGCAGATATGAAGCGAATTCTGACTTGGTATGGCGTGGCGGCATGTTAATAATGAGCCTTTTGCACTCTCCACGGGCTACTCGCTCGAACGCCTCAGCCATCCGGGCGTGATGCCTCCCCGATATGAACGTCGGCCATACCTCGTTTACAAAATTAATGAACTTATCCCGCGCCCCTTCCTTGCGTTTAAGTTCTTGCAAGGCTTCTAAGTCGTACAAAAGCTGACGCATCTCCGGCTCAGTTAAGTGAGGAAGCACTTTCGGTATATCCCGCAGGGATACGTTATTTATCGAAGTCGGAAGAGTCATTGTCGCTTGGGTCTGGATCAAGCTGGCTAATTAAGTCTCGGGGGTCTTGGTCTGCAATACCTAGCTCGTCATCAAGTGAGTCTGCTAGCGGCGTAACGTCAACAGTCTCGGCATTGAGTAGTCGTTTAATACGCTCTTTAATAGCAGATTCCAAGTCGCCGGAGGATTTGTGGTGGATTGTAATCTCGCTGCGCTCAGTAAAGAGCCCCACGTCGCTGTGCTTACCTAATAGTTCAAGCGCCTTGAGTTCGTAGCGTGGGTCGCCGCAGTTGGCAATCTCCATCAGCTTAGCCGTAATCGCAGAACGCACTTCGTTCATGTCCGCAGCGATGCGGTTGGCATAAGTCTTTAAGAACAACGAAGCGGCAAACGCTGTATTGGGTTGCTGTAGCTGGCCCCGCGCCTTGCTGCGATCCGTTGTCTTAAACAAATCAGCCGTAGCCTTCAGGTCCGTAGCGTCGATCTCGATAGGCGCACCTAGCTGTTTAAGCAGGTCAGCCGTATTAACAGCAACCACAACACTGTCGTGAAAAGACTCGGTCTTCTCTCTGTGCGTGTCGTAGGGCATCGGGTGCTCGCTGGAGGGTTCGATATTTACCATATGGCGGAGTATATATCACATTACGCAGAGGAGGTAAAGGTACCCTTGACGGGGGGGTTTCGCAGGATCGACTTAGCTTAGTGTTGCCAAAAAAGACATAGGGGGGTGGGGCAATACAAAAGTGAACATCGACTGTGCAAATCATGGTGTAGGTAGAAGCTGGGACTCCTACTTGCCTATTTAGGGGGGTGGGGTTCCGTTATGCCACCGACGCCCTCGCATTTTGTTTTACCACTGACGCCCGCGATGTCCGCGCCGTTGCCGTTGACGTTGCCGTTGCCGTTGACGTTGCCTCGCAGAGCGTTATTATTGCTTTCGTATCCGCAATGGATTTAGTGCGGTTTTCTGTAAACTTCAGGGCAGAGGGGAACAAAACGATTTCTCTCTGCTAGTTTTCTTTAGCTTGCATGATGCTTGCTACTTTAGCCCACGGTTTTCCCGTTCGCGCTTTAGATGGTGAGAGTACATTGTGTTTGCGATTGTAGCGTATTGGCGGTTATCTTTAACAAGGGCGATCTACTTAAGCGGCCCGTCATATGTGTATGTTCTATTGAGCGCATTAGTATTCTATTATCTAAAGGATACTAAAATGAACAATATCGCTCAATTTAACGCTACTGATTACAATAATGCTATCGTGGAATTTTCCCCCGTCTGCGTTACCGTACATGGTGAAACGGCAACAGAGAAACGTCTTAGTGTTATTAGTCAAGCGTCTTCACAAGCCCTTGATTTTATGGTCAATGCTACTGGCAAAGTCGGTCAGATGGCGCGTGCCAATAAATCAAAAGAGGGTTTAGAGGGCATCGCACGTCAAGCGCAAAATGGTAATTTCAAACCGCTTGCCGATGCTATCGCAGCACTAACAGGTGCATCAATATCGATTCGCAACAAAGCTGCGTTTATGGCTTTGCCTGACCGATTCGAAGATGCCAAGCTTGATCTGAAAAATGGCGGATATACCTTTAAAGATGGCGTCGAAAAGCCATCGGCAAAGCTTCGCATCATCGAGCAATGTCTTGCTCTTATCAATGCAGTTCAATCAGTTTCATCAATCTAAACTTTTACTAATGCGCTCAATAGAACATACACAAAACACTCGGCAAGCCGGAAACTGTGAATAACAATGCTAGCAAATTGCAAGCGGTTCACTCTTTGCAAGTCAGGTTAGATGCGAAGACTTGGAGGGCAATTAGCAAATATTAAACACTGCAACGAAGGTCAGTACTTAAGACGGGAGTGTGAGCCAATAAATTCGTGGACGCAGAAAAGCAAAACTGCGTAAACACGCCATGCGAATCCGGCGAATTAGGATTAGGGCGCAGCAAAACAAACCAAAGGGCTAACGCAGTATCGGTTAGCCCTTTTTCTATTGGAGCCAAAAGAAAATGCGAAAAGTTTCGAAAGTGATAATTGTAACAAAACCTTTGGGCATCGCAATGCCAAAGTTAAAAGAAGGGCAATACAATCTTAGAGTGCAAGGCGGACACGCGCCAGTGCCTTACAGAACACGCACAACGACGTGGGCGTGGGCAAATCGGTGGGCAAAAGCACCTGAACATGCGGTTTGGGCAGACTAAATTGGTATTGTAAGGCTTACAAAGGTATTGTAAGTGATTGTAAGGCTGCTTTGTAAGGTGCTAAGTCCTTGATTCTAAAGGATAAAGTGTGCTTTGTAATAATGTAAGCTCACTTTTCAAGTATAAATGCCTTTCAGCACTGTCAAGAGCACTTCAGCAGGTGCATAACGTCCGAAAAAATCGCACACGTGATTATACTTATTTTTCTTCAAAACATTATTACATTACAGAGAAAATACGCTGTAACCCCTTGATTCTATTGGGTTTCTTTTGTAATTATTGCTTCGTTACACTACACTATATTTCCTTACATTACCCTAAAATCCTTACAATACTCAGAAAGGCAACATCATGAACATCCACATAGAAACCCTGCTTAATAATGCTTTCCTGTACGGCGTACTAACAGAGGAGGAAGAAGCAATGATTGCTGACTACGAATACCAATGCGTAATGCTCGACCACGCAGAGGACTTGGAAAGCTTCGACTACTGGACTCATACTAACCTGATATCAAAAGAGCACGAAGCCATGCACAAGGCAGTGCTCAGTATTCGGGCGCGGGAGGAATTGCAATGAAAACAAAAGAGTTAAGCGGCGCTGCCCTTGATTGGGCAGTTGCGGAAGCCGAAGGGGTAACGTGTGCAATATGGCAAGGCGTGGTCGTTGACGAGTTTAGCAACCCGCTTATGTATCACGACGATTGGGCATTGGCAGGTGCAATCATTGAGCGCGAGAAGATGGGATTGCACTACGGTGACGGTACGTGGGGTGTGGATGCGGGTAGGTGGGAAGCGAATCACCCCAATTGCCTGTACGTAGAAGGCGGGGCGACACCACTCGAAGCAGCCATGCGCTGCTATGTAGCAAGCTGTTTGGGTAACGAAGTACAACTACCGGAGGAGTTGAAATGATCGACAGAGTAGTAATGGCGGTGTGCGTAGCAGTAACGCTAGGTGCATTGATAGCAGCAGGGCTTGGGTTTATCTAACTAAAGGAGTAACACATGGCAAATGAATTGAACTTCGACATAAGCGTGTCGTTAAAGCAAGCGATGCAGCTAATCCTTGCAAACCCAGAGAATCGGTACGGGCTACGCGGCGAGCCCGGTATCGGTAAGTCAAGCATCATGCGACTGCTCAAAGCAGCGCTACCCAAGCACCACATGGCATACATGGACGTACCTAGCATGGACTTAGGCGACATTTGTATGCCTGCGATTGACCATGAGCACAAAGTCACGCGGTACTACCCCAACGCTAGGTTCATGTTCCACACAGGCGAGCCGGTCATCGTAATGCTTGACGAGTTTAGCAAGGGCCCCGACCCTGTAAAGAACATGTTGCATCCGCTGCTTGAGGCACACAATCCCAGACTCGGCGACGTGCCGGTACACAAGGACAGCTATATCTTTATGACAGGCAACCTGTCCACAGACGGCGTAGGCGACAGCATGAAGGGGCACACCCTGAACCGCATCATCCCGCTGACTGTGCGTAAGCCGACGTTCGACGAGTGGGCTGAGTGGGCGATGGATAACGGCATCGTGCCTGAGATACTTGCGTTCGCTCGGCAGTTCCCACAGATATTCGCTAGCTACACCGACCCGAGCCAGAAAGAGAACCCGTATATCTATCAGCCCCATCGAGCAACAATGCCATGCGTGACGCCGAGAAGTCTTGAGCGTGCCAGCAATGTAGTGCGTATGCGTCACATGTTCGACCAAGAGAGCCTGATTGCATCACTGACAGGTGCTATCGGTGAGGCAGCAGCTAAGGACTTCTCAGCGTATCTCGACTATTCCAATCAGTTACCGACGTGGCAACAGACCATCGCCAACCCGCTCGGTGCGCTTGTACCTACCAGTGCAGGTGCTTGTGCAATCGTCGTGTTCGGTGCGATACAGCGCGTAGAGAAGGACACTATCGATGCGTTCATGACGTACCTTGAGCGGTTCGAGCCCGAGTGGCAAGCGGCGTTCTGCATCAACATCGCCAAGAGTAAGAGCAAGCAGGTGGTGGCGTTCGGGTGCAGGAAGTTCAGTGCATGGGTAGCTAAAAACAATGATCTTTTATAGGAGGCAGTATGGATATAGACAAGGAAGAACGTAAGCTTAAGAAGGTCAAGATCAACATCATGCGTGACCCTGACTTCGCATTGTGGTCGGGCATCATGATGGTGGGCAAGACGTACATCGACGACAACGTAGCGACTGCATGTACCAACGGGCGTGACGAGCGGTATGGTCGTAAATTTGTCGCCGAGTTGTCGGAGAAAGAACTG